GAGAAGCGGGTATGCTCAACCATTCGTGATGTATTTGCTGGTGTGCGCGCAGTCTGTCCAGCATAGGGAGTGAACTATGCCAGTCGAAAATATGACGCTATCGGAGTTTTTCGGGTCAAACCGAAATCCGTATAACTATGCGAAAGTAGAACAAATAGCGCGGGACACGGTAACGCAATGGCTCTCGCTTGAGGAAATAACGCAGCAGTTAAACCTATTTCAAGACGAATCTCAGGATGCTTATCTCGAAAGCATCGAACTAGCAACTCGATTTGCCATTGAAGATTATTTAGGGATGGCTATATTCAGCACGCAGTTCAGAGTGTATTACGGCAATTCTGGCGTCTATGGTTCGGCACTTTATCTCGACTTGCCAGAAGTATCAATTGGATCGGCAGGTGTAACGCTGAACTCGGTGGTCTATTACGGAGTGGAAAGTAATGCACCAATTACTCTGGCATCAAGTAACTATTTCTACGATCAGACAGGGAATAGAGTTGTGGTATCGGCAATACCTACCACGCTTAATCAGACCATAGACAATCCGATCATAGTCACATACACGCAAAACGCTAACCCTATTGCGAATTATCCTGTCGTTAAACAGGCTGGATTAATGCTGCTTACGCACATCTATAACAACAGAAGCGCGACTAGCAGCGGGGCGATGAATACAACTCAAATGATTAGTTGGGGCGTGGATACTTTGCTAAGACCTTACAAACCTCTGGTTATGTAATGACTATAGTCCGTTATGAGAACCTCACGATTAATAACGTCACCAACGGGGTTGATACCGTTGGCGAATACACGACCACGACTACTCCGTGGTTCGAGACGCGAGGGCTTGTGGCTGACGTAGCTAATTCATTACGGATAAGCGAGAGATATAGAGTCTATCAAGACTTAGTAAAGATCACGGTTAATTACACTCCGAATAATAAGGAGATCGTAGATAACCAGAATTTGTTTAGCATTACTTGGCGCGGATTTGATTGGAGAATTACGGACATTAGGGAATCGAATGATCGGATGAAGGTGACTTATATCTGCTATCGCAACGACCCGGAGACACCTGTATGACAACCCAGAATAATCCGTATGTGTACGCCCAAGCTATACAGTATCAACTTGCCGCGATTGTCGATCCTGTTCCAGTCTATGCAAACTTTAATCGGAATTGGGCAACAGAAGAAAAGTTCATAACGTGGCAACTGCGGAACGTCCATCAGCCCGTGTACACTGGACAGACTCAGGATAACAAAGGTATCGACACGCCGATCTTTCAGACTTCGATATTTTGTAAGGCTATGACAGACGCTTTTAGTCTGGGCAATACGATACTGCAAGAATTGCACGGCTACTCGGGATTATTCGGTAGTCTAGCAGAAGGATTTTTCATTGCTAAAGCTGACGTACACTGGTTATACAATACCTATGATAACGAGTTAGGCATGAATCAAATTATACTAGATGTAAAAATGGACATTCCAACATCATCATAAGACAAAATTTCTTAAATCTTATTCAAAGGAATTATTATGGCGCTGATTAATAAAATTTTACCCGGATACACAGCAACCCTCTGGATGCAAACAGGCTCAACTCCAACAGCTTTGAGCGTAGCGAATCTATCGGTATGGGCTGGTCACGTTGCTGCAATTATTGGAACTTCTGCTGGCGGCACTGGTGGCGATGGAATCCAAATTCCTGTAGAGGCTGTCCCTGCTTTCGGTGCGGATGATGCTGTAGCGGCATACTCGGTCGCTGGCGCAAGGACTGGTGCAAAGGTTACAACTCAGAATCAGGTGACCTCCCTAACAACTACCGCAGCTTGGAATCCGGCTGACACAGCACAGTTACTTATCCGTGCTGATGGTTATGGCGGGACTGTTGTTCGCACCTATGTTGTCGCTGTATATGACGGCACCGATACTGTCGCTTACGCTTTCAATGGTATGGTCGGTGGTCTGAAGTGGGACTTACAGCCTAACGCCGAAAGTAAGTTTGAGTTTACCATTCATCCGATTGGTGGCTTGAACTACGGCTGGTCAAATAACGCCTAAAGGAATAATCCCGCCCTTCGGGGCGGGAAATACAATATGACAACAAATAATTCCGCAGCACTTCTCGAATACATAATTCATCAGGCTAACTCAGGCCAAAAAAATTGGTTCAGTCACCAGCAGCAGCGCATAGCTGGAATTCATCTAGCCTATGAGATAGCAAAGAACCACGCCGACACAATGACGCCGGAGGAGGTAGCAGATTACACGGTCGCTTTGAATAACGAAATCTATAAAAAGATAGTCGTTAAGGGAGACTAATGGCCTCAGTCAAAATTGCTTTCGTAGGCCACAGAGAACTTCACGAAGCATTTAAAGCGTTATATTATGACTTCGGGCCTAGAGATCAGAGTCTTATTCTCAGGAAGTCGGTAAGGCAAGCTATGGCCCCCGTTCTCGCTCAGGCGAAAGCATTAGTACCCCGTGACACTGGCGCACTCGCAGCGTCCTTACAGATCGAAGCTAGGAACCCTACGGGTAAGGATAAGCGGTCAAAGTACATAGACCCAAGTGATACGGTAATTGGGCTGGTTACAACAGCACCCGGAAAGAAGTTAGCAAAGATGAAATTTAAGAACTTGAGAACAAAGTCTAAGCAGACAGGAATCGCAAGTGATGCAAGAGCAGCAGCAGTAGAGTTCGGGACAAAGAATATGGCGGCAACTCCATTCCTACGTCCGGCATTAGAAGGCCAAGCAGGTGCAGTGCTTAATATTTTATCTAAACTGATCTGGGAAAATATGAGCAAGTACAAATCTCGATACATATAAAAGGACAAGACATGAATAAGCTAGAGAAAGCACTAGGTTCACAGTTCGTAAAGCATAAAGAAAGCGTAAGGACTCGATCATTCACTATGGGCGGTCATACCTTTAAAGTTAAAGTACCGCTTACAAAAGAATTCGAGGAGATGCAGGTTCGGATGGAGTTGATAGATGATGAAATCATCGACATTTACTACCAAGACCTGATTAAAGATTTGGAAGAAAGTGAGAACTGTCACATTACTGAGGACGATGTTCTAGTAGACGGCAACTCTATGAAGGCGGCAGCAACGAATAAAAGAATATTGGAGCAACGTATTACAGAACTATTCCGACTGCTAGTACCAGAAGAAGCAGACTTTGATATGGCTAACATCACCTACCCTATGATAGATGAGTTATTCCCTCTGCCGATTCAGCTACAGGTGATTAAGAATATCAGCGAAACAGTCTCTCCCGGATACGAGGAAGCAAAGGGAAAATAACGGGGTCAGTCCGTAGGCAGGTTAAAGCGATGCTTACGGCAAACGGGACTGATCCTGATAGCATAGACGAAGAACGGTTCACAGACATTTGCATCATGTATGTCGATGGGCTGATAGGCAACCGAGGGATGTTAGAAGTGCTAGGATCATTGACTGGCGCGATATATAATTACATGAGGTCTGAAAATCAGACCGCTTTTAAACTACAAGACATCATACCGAAGGCGTATGAATATTTATACCCACCGCTGACGAAGGAACAAAAAGACGCAGCCGCTAATACGGCTTTGCAAAGTTATATGAGAGCAGCACCGAACGCACCCAAGAAAATATTTAAGGGGTAGATGATGGGAATGTTAGCAAGACTTGGCGTAGTTCTGGGGCTGGACTCAGCAGAGTTTCAGAAGGGCATTGAGGGTGCTGATCGCAGTCTCGCAAAATTCGCTCATAATGCACAGCAAGCCGCAACTCTAGCAAGTGCCGCGTTCGTTGCAATGACCTATAAGGCGTTATCTTACGGTGACGCTATCTCTGATACTGCCAAAGCTAATGAAGTCGCTGTAGCCTCTATACTAGCCCTTTCTAAGGGTTTAGCACAAAACGGGGGTAACGCCGACAACGCTACTAAACTTATATCATCATTTACTGCAAAGGTCGGCGAAGCCGCACAGGGTTCACTAGGCGCACAACAAGCCTTCGGTCGTTTGGGGGTTTCATTAAATGATCTAGCTAAACTAAGCCCCGATAAACTTTTCGACAAGACGCTATATTCTATAGCTGCACTACAAGACCCTATTACTAGAAACGCTGCGGCTATGGAGATGTTCGGTCGCGCAGCGAAGGGGGTGGACTTTGTAGGTTTGGCAAGCGGAACCCAAGTGGCGCGGGATAAGTTTAAGGCTTATGCGGCGGCGGTAGAAGAAGCCGGAAGGTTGCATGATGCTTTAAGCGCAAAAGCTGGTCAGACAATGTTGATGTTTACTAACGCGGTTATCCCTACGCTTGGGAAACTATTTGACCATTGGACTAAGAATTCAGCGGCGCAGAAATTCTTTTTTGACCAGTTAGAAAACTATGTCAAATATTCAGCGGTTGGAATAAATACGCTGGTATCGGCGGTGGCTCAACTTGCCGACACTCTAGTATTTATGGGGTCATCATTAGCTAAAGTATTGTCTGGTGACTTCAAAGGTATATCAGCAGCCTACGATGAATTGAAGGCAAAGAATCAAGCAACGTGGGCTGACAATCAAAAACTGATGCAGAGTATTTTCCATCCAGAAGAAAATGCTCCCTCTGGCGTAGCTGGTACGGGAAGAACTGTAACCGCTGCTAAAGACCCTAACGCTGCAAAGGCTCTAGCCCTAGATCACCAGATCGGTCTAGCAGAAAGACTATCAGCAGAATACATAAGGCAGAATAAACTTGCTTTAGATCAGGTTACGACTCGTGCTGAAATAGCGGTCTACGCGCAACGCGAACAGAAAGTAAGGATGGACGTTCTTAATGTAGAACAACAACTTAGCAACCAAATCGCACAAGTAGAATTAAAGATTCTTGACGCTAGAATTATGGGCAATGAGAAGCTGGCGGTAGTCCTAGAGCAGCAGAGAAACATCATTCAAGATCAGGGAAGGATGTACGTCGAGCAGACTGAATCCACGATCCGCAACATACAGGCTCAACAGTATTCATTTACTTTTGGTTGGGAAAAATCTTTTAATCAGTTTAATGATGACGCTATGAACTATAGCAAGATGGGAGAGAACGCCTTTAGTATGTTCACCAATACTATTGGATCAGCCATAGATCAGTTCGCAGAGAATGGAACCAAATCATTCGGCAAATTTACGCTAAGTATTATAGCTGATATAGCTAAAATGATTACCAAGTTCTATGCGATGCAATTGGCTATGATGGCGGTCGGGTTTATTACGAGTGCGTTTGGTGGTGGTGGAATGGGGAAGGGTGGCTCAATGAAGGGCGGGTTTATGCCTTCTGGGATGACTGGCACTGGATTTGCAGCAGAAGGCGGAGAGATCGGCGGCCCAACTATCGTGGGAGAGAAAGGCCCAGAACTTTTTATCCCGTCCGGAAGGGGGAATGTCATACCTAACAACAGACTATCGGATGCTCTCAGCCCAAGCGGTCAGCCTTCCATTGTATATAATGGCCCGTACATCGCGCAAATGTCAGCGATAGACACCCAATCAGCACTTCAGTTCCTATCTAAAAACAAGATGGGTGTATGGGCGGCGAATCAATCCGCGAACAAATCCGTTCCAGTGAACAGGTAAACTATGAGCCTTAATACGATCTTAATTAATAGCGAGTCGGTAGGGATCAACGACCACCGCTTTGTCGGTCAAGTAGTCAGCCGGAATCAGAGAATAGCGACCGCTGAAATTGTAACGGTAGTTCCTTTCGCGTTCGAGATGAAGCCGCATAACTATTTGAAATACAGTCAAAGCAGAGGGCTTCTTAATTCCCTACGGATTCCTGATAAGTCTTTAGAGCAATACTTAAATTTTGGCGTGACTGGATGGGTCAACTACATAGCATATCAGGGAGACATGAGTTCTGGTGCTATCGAAGTATGCGAGTGGCAGATTACATCAGCAGCAAAGGTTCTTGTACTTGGTTCGCTTCCTAGCATCGGAGCCGGACTCTATGTAGTTAAAGCCGGAGACTTCTGTCAGGTCGGCAGATATTCCTACATCGCCACAGCAGACGTTGTTAGAGGCTCTGGGTCGACCGTAAACATTCCAGTCCACCGTAACCTAATCACAGAACTTGTTAGCCCCGTGGCGGCGGTTATAGGGCAGTATGGAACAACGGTAGCAATGGGCGGAGATTCTTATACGGGCTGCACCTTCCCAGTTATCCTTCGGGACTACCCCGCCTACACCCTCATTCCGATGCAGAATGATTCGTTTATAAGTTGGCAGGGAACATTCAAAGCGTTCGAGGCGGTCCTATGAATGTTATTCCACCAGTAGACGGCACTAATAACATTCGCTATGCAGACTTTCTCAGGATCACAACGCCGGAGGAGGTTTTTTTAATATCATCAGCCCCGTCGACACTTACCATTCCAGAAGTAGACGCACAACCATTCTCTGGTCTAGGGGTATTAGTAAAAGCGGGAGATGCGATTAGAGACATAAAGTCTACAGCCAACGAAACTATATTCTCTTTTGTTGGAATTGATACGGCGTTTTTAGGCTTTGTATTAAGTAAGAATATAAAGGGTTCGCAGATCGAGGCGTGGAAAGGTTTTTTCGGGACTGATGGGGTGCTACTCACCGATGGCGGTACTGGTGGGCTATATCAATATTTTAACGGATATATAACTTCATTCTCTATCTCGGAAGAATGGCTAGAAGAAGCTAGATCTTACGTTGGCGTTATAACTGTATCAGCCTCATCAATTCAAATGATTTTGCAGAATAGAACGGCTGGAAGATATACGAATGACAACGCTTGGCAATTTTTTGCTCCGGGTGACACAAGCATGAATAGAGTGGCCTTCATAAGCACTATTAATTATAACTTTGGAAAAGATGCTTTAGCTTCGTCGTGATAAGAAAATCTAATAAATTTGATAAAACCGACGTCATTGAAATGATGAGAATGTTCAAGACGGAAAGCGACATTGACTTCCTTAGAGCATTAGAGAACCCAGACTGGTGGAGTCAGTTATTTGATAGCATTAATTCTGGACTAGGGGTAATTTTTATTGAGCCGGGGAAGGGGTTGATAATAGGGATGATAGTCCCGTCTTTGTGGTGCAATAAGACGTTCGGACTACATGAATTGGCGTGGTATGTGAAGCCGGAATATAGGAAATCTACGGTAGGATATAGGCTTTTTAAAGAATTCGTGAACTACGGAAACCAATTAAAAGACGAAGGCAGAATAACTTTTTTTGTAATGGGCAAGCTGCATAACAGCCCTAATTTGAATTATAAAAAATATGGCTTTAAGAAAATGGAAGAAACGTGGATAAAAGAACTTTCATAAATAAAAGAACTTGGGTAATTTTCGTCGGGATAAGTACGATGACATTCACAAGTCAGGCTTATGCGTTCGTTGCTACGCTAACAGCTTTTCTTGTGACAGCGTTAACTATATCGCTTGCTACAGCCCAAGTCCTAGCTGTTGCGATCAGTATGGTTGTATCAATGGCTATATCTTTTGCAGTCTCAGCGGTTATAGGTGGCCCGAACGCTCCCGGTGGTGGTGGGGAGCAGCGCGACCCGGGGAACAGAACCCAGATACCTCCGGCTACATCCAACAAGCTACCCGTCGTATATGGCGATTCGTGGATCGGTGGAACCGTAATAGATTTAAGCATAACCGATAACGATCAGAAATTATATTACGTTTTAGCTTTGAGCGAGGTTACGAATACTAATCCCGGTCAGACTGCCGATACAATTACTTTCGGGGATATTTACTACTCAGGAAAGAAATGCGTATTTAATGCGACGAATCAATATCAAGTGGATGCGTTGCTAGATGAGTCCACGGGGGAATCTGAAACGAATGTAAAAGGTAAAATTAATATATATTTGTATAGCAACGGCTCAAATACGCCAACGAATTCAGACCAGACCGCAATTCAAGTAATGCAGGATAGTAATTTAATCTACAAGTGGGACGGAACAAAGCTAATGACCAATTGCGCGTTCGCAATTCTTGTCCTTACTTATAGCGTCACAGCAAATATCCGAGGCTTGGCTCCGACTAGGTTTCAAGTAAAAAATAGCAGACACAAGCCGGGAGAATGTTTCTCAGACTTCTTGACCAACACTCGGTATGGCGCGGCAATTCCTTCAACTCAGATTGACACCACAAGCCTTACGGCACTAGATGTTTATTCGGACGAGTCATTTACCTATACAGATTATGATGGGGTGACAACAACCCAGACCAGATTTAGGTTTGATGGGGCGGTAGACGCGGCTCGGACTATCATGAGTACGCTACAGAACATGACCTCTAGCTGCGATTGCTTATTAAGATATGACGAGGTAACGGCTAAGTGGGGCGTGATCGTCCAGAAGCCCACATACACCGTAGCAATGGCTATAAATGATAGCAATATTATATCCTCGATACAGGTTACGCCTATTGATCTATCTAATTCATTCAATATTGCCGAGGTCAAGTTCCCCGACAAGTCTAATCAGGATGCGTTTAATACTTCAACTTTTGATCTAGCCCAAATTGATCCGGCACTTCTATTCCCTAATGAGCCGATTAATAAGCAATCAATAACAGTTCCGTTCTGTAACAATAATGTTCGCGCACAGTATCTAGCTAACCGATTCTTAAAGGCTTCGCGGGAGGATTTGCAGGTCACTTGTTCTGTTGGGTTTGATGGACTCCAATTAGAAGCGGGCGATGTAATGACTTTAACCAATGCTAATTATGGATGGGTAGATAAACTATTCAGAACCAATAAAGTATCTCAGACCTTCAAAGATGATGGGGCGATTGTAGTAAATCTGCTGCTGATGGAATTTAATCCTACCGTCTATGATGATGTAGCTATTACCGAATTCCAACCAAGTCCGAACACGGGCATCGGCGATCCGCTAGTATTCGGAACAGTACCTCCACCAATAGTTGAGACAGAATATCCGACTGCGGTTAACCCTTTATTCTTGGTTCAAGTAACGACTCCGGCTGCGGGTATTTCTCAGTATGCAGAACTCTACTACACCGCGTTTCCTGATCCTACAGAAGCGCAGTTAATCTTTACAGGTACTAGCGAGGTACAATCTAACGGGACTCCGTGGAACATAAATACCGCACTTCCTTTAATATCTTTAGCTGGCATACCTTCTGGGGATTGGTACTTTGTCACTCGAATGAGAAACAGTCTAGGAGCATCTAGCTTCAGTCTGCCTAGTGCGGCCTTTGAATGGCGGCCCACAACCTTCCAATACTCAGAACAATACTTAGTTATCGCTTACGCTGATACGATCACAGGTACGGGCTTTGATCTTAATCCTAGAGGGAAGTATTACTACGGGTTGATTAATCAAAGCAGCATAACGCCTAGTATTGATCCAGCGGCATACTCTTGGTATCTAGCTGAACCCGCTTTCGGAACGACTATCTATCCTCTGTATACGAATAGAACGGGTCGCAAAATATCCTTCGATACAGGCTTTGCTATCTACGCTTCTGGCACAGCGGCTTTCGTTCCTTACGAAACAAATCTATTCGATCCTACAATCTGGGCGGCTTTGCCTGATGGAACTAATTACATTGATCTTGATGTAAGAACAGGACAGCTATTAAAGGTGGGGACTACGAGCGTCGGAACTGGTGAAATATCTGTCTCTAATAATTCCGATGGAGTGGTAATCGCTCAATTAGCTCCTTATTTGGACTTCGGTGCGGGTGTTTATACCTATACCGCTTCAGCGGCTACTCTTACGGTAGATATTTATGGTCGGGTTGTAGGATTTACTACGCCAGACACATTCGAGATGACTATATCGACATTTACCGCGACAAGTGGACAGACAGTATTCCCGGTCTCTAGGAACGCAGCCTATATAGTCGGACAGTGCTTCGTATTCAATCAAGGGACACTATGCCAGACTTCGGAATATACGGACGCTGCTGGCGGGGTGACGTTCGGAACTGGAATAGTATTGAATAACATTATTACTATTATATCCTTTAGATCGACCGATACTAATACCAGCGCTTCTTACGCCTCATTTACCAGACATTCAGCAACGCTTACTGATGCTGGAAGCTATACTGCTTCGGGCTTTGTTATCTACTCTGGATACGAACTTTTATTCTTGAATGGAACGGTAGTCAATGAACAAGACTATGATATTATCGGACAGATTATTACAAACTTCCCCAATGCAGCCACGGGCGATCTTGAGATAATCCAATGGACTCCGAATAATCTAGGTGTTCCTAATGGAACTCCTGTAAATGCGGTTCGTAATACTGTAGTTGGTCAAGCTGCTTATGCGTTTTCATTATCGGTAGGTGGATTTAATTTGTATACAAACGGAGTATTACAAAAAGACGGCGTGGATTATACTGCTGTATCAACAGGATATACTTTAGCAGTCACTCCGACTATAATTGATAACATACTTGTTCAACAAACATTCGCGCGCGCGGGGGCAGCATGACAAACGCTTTCAATCTAAGTCAGTTAGCAAATAATACGAACTCATCAGGTCAGGTTGCTTTAGGAACGGGAGTCAGTGGTACGCTTGGAGTTGCTAACGGCGGAACCGGAGCAGCGACTCTAACTTCGGCCAATGTAATACTTGGAGCCGGAACCAGCGCGGTAACTTTTGTCGCTCCCGGTACTACAGGTAATATATTAAAATCTAATGGGACTACTTGGACTTCTGGGGGTATGCCAGCGGGGAGTGTGTTGCAGGTGGTGCAGACAGCATATTCCACTCTTGGCAGCACTTCTAGCGCATCTTATGTAACAAGTAATTTAACTGCCTCTATTACGCCAAGAAGCACATCAAGCAAAATACTAATAACCTCATCTATTCCAATAGAAACTGGTACAGCTAATCGGCAGATGGCGCTTACTATTTATAGAGGAGCTACAAATCTATCTTCAAGCGGGACACCATTAAATGGGTTTGGGAAGGTTTATACTAATGCAGGTAATCTTCAATTGATTGCTAGTATGTCATATTTAGATTCTCCCGCCACAACATCATCAACTGCATATACAATTTATTATGCGTCAGTAAATGTAGCTGGGGCAGTGACTGTTTTTTCAGATAGTCAAACTGGAACTATTACCCTAATGGAGATACAGGGATGAACAACTTTATTTCAGCACTATTCAAACTCTATCCTCAGACTGTTCGCACTATGGGCGATGATGCCTTTGATGTTGATGGCAATCCAGTTATCTATGATGCAGCAGCAGTACAACTCGAATCTGAGAAGATGACTAATGCACAGACCGCCACAGGCATCCTAAACAGCACTGACTGGACCACCATAGCTGACGTATCACTCCCAACAGCCAATCCCAGACTAGCCAATCAGGAGCAGTTCATTGCTTATCGCCAAGTGATTCGTCAGATTGCTGTATATCCACCTGCTGGCACTGTGGTTTGGCCCACGCCTCCTGTAGAGGTATGGAAATAAATTTATTTTAATTCTGATATAAGTTAAAATCTAAAAATAAGATAAGACATGACTGCACGGATTCGCTAGTGAGCGAACCGAATTCCTAGTAAGGAGCAGAGCATGAGAACGGCATCGCAGCAAAAGGTTAGGGTAGCGTCATAGCTGTCTTTAACAAGAATTCCCTATCTCAAGTCAGCGGCTTTGATAATCCAATTATCGCTGGCGAACTCGTATACCAACAGTCTACCTTCTGGAATCTCACTTTAACTGGTGATGATGGCGTAACGCCTGTCAATCTAGTTGACGCGACCATAGACGCTCAGATAGTCCGTAGAACCTTATCCAATGTGAAGGACTCCCGCTACGGGTTGACCTTCGACATAACGAATTACACCCCTACCCCTACCCCGATTCCTTTGACCATCGTTAATCGTGATGATGCTAATGGCTCCTTCACGCTTATCATAGACGATACCTCGTGGGACTTAGTTGATGATGACGCTCAACTAGCTATAAGTTCAGTCAATGGCGCGGGTTTCTCTGGTCGGATTAAGATAGGCTTTGTCGCTGCTGGAAGCACTCCGGCAGAGGACAATATAATCTTCCTTCTCTTTATCATTCGCAGTGATGGAATAGTAAAGGTCTGATATGGCGAACCTTAATGTGAACGTAACCGATGGGAATAATCTCACGGTACAGGTAACGCCAGTACCCAGACAAGTCATTCAGATAAATAGAGGCACTGGTGGTGGTGGCAATAACAATCTCATCGCAGGTTATCCCGTGGTGATGAGTAATATTCAATATCGGGATGTAGTAATGTTCGGTTCTAACGAATGGAACAATGTTAATCAAACCGAAATAACGGACGGCGGAAATTTCTAAGGAGTATTAAAAATGGCAAACAAGATCAGAATTAAACGTAGGGCAAACGGCGGCGGGGCTGGCGCACCCGCTTCACTAGAGAACGCAGAACTAGCCTTTAACGAACAAACGAATATTCTGTACTACGGTACAGGAACTGGCGGGGCTGGTGGTACAGCTACTAGCATTATTACTATCGCTGGTAATGGCGCGTTTGTAGATTTATCATCAGCACAGACAGTCGATGGGATAAAAACGTTTACTGATGAAATCGTTGCTGACATTAGCGGCAATGCTGGCACAGTTACCGACGGCGTTTACACCACCGACACGGCAACCGTTACCAACACAATGCTGGTGAATGATTCCGTTACAGTAGGAACCACAGAAATTACTTTAGGTTCTTCTGAGACTACCATCGTTGGCCTAGTTTCTGTTACCTCTACCGACTTCGTTGGTGATCTAACTGGAACAGCCGATACCGCTGTAGCTTTAGAGACTGGTCGCACTATCTCCATCACTGGCGATATTGCTTACACCTCGGACGCTTTTGACGGCACAGCAGCAGTGACGGGAACAGGTACGCTTTCTACTGTTAATCTTGATGTAGGCACTTTTACCAAAGTAACCGTAAATGGAAAGGGTTTAGTAACGGCTGCGGTCGATGCTTCCATCTCTGATTTGACCGCGCCAACAGGTGATGTAGCTTGGGGAACTTACAAGATCACTGGTCTGGGCGATCCTACCTCTGCTCAAGATGCTGCTACTAAAGCCTATGTAGATTCAGTCGCACAGGGTCTTGATCCAAAGGCTTCGTGCGTTGCTGCTACCACTGCTAACATCACTTTATCTGGCGCACAAACGATTGACGGAATTTCAATCACCGCTGGTATGCGCGTTCTGGTAAAGAATCAAACGCTAGACGAGAACAACGGCATCTATCAATGTAACGCTGGTGCGTGGAATCGGACTACCGATGCAAATACTTGGGATTCTTTAATCGGTGCATTTACTTTTATCGAACAGGGAACCACACAAGCAGATAGCGGATGGGTTTGCTCAGTTAACTCTGGTGGAACGCTCGGAACGACTCCTGTAACTTGGGTTCAATTCTCTGCCGCTGGTTCATATACCGCTGGCACAGGGTTGACGCTGACAGGTAACGAGTTCTCGATTACTAACACCGCAGTAACCGCAGCAACCTACGGAACTACTGACGGCTTCTATACAACCACGTTCACAGTTAACGCACAGGGGCAGTTAACCGATGCGGCTGATTATGAAATCAATGTGGACGGCGGCACGTTCTAATTTAAACTCCGGCTATATAGCCTAAAGGAGAGCCTAATGGCTAACAGTATCAAGATCAAACGGTCGGCGGTTGCCGCTAAGGTTCCGCTGACTACTGATATAGAGTTGGGTGAACTTGCTATCAATACATACGATGGCAAACTTTATCTAAAGAAGGATGATGGAACAGAATCTATCGTCACGGTTAACACTGGCGGGGCTGGATCGGGGGATGTAGTTGGCCCCGGTTCATCTACCGACAACGCTATAACTCGATTTGATGGAGTGACCGGACTTCTCATCCAGAACTCTGCTGCTACGCTGGATGACTCGGGGGTAGTCTCTGTATCAGGCGCGAACATATCGGGGCTTACAGCCTCCTCTGCGGTGGCTACAGACGGTTCTTATAATCTTGTTAGCGTGGCGAATACGGGAACGGGCAATAATGTTCTAGCAGATAGCCCGACTCTCATCACTCCGGCTCTCGGCACTCCTTCTGCTTTAGTCGGAACTAATATAAGCGGCACTGCCTCTGGTCTTTCAATTGGCGGCAATGCTGGAACGGTTACGGATGGTGTCTATACAACGGACACCTCGACCGTCACCAATACAATGCTGGCGGGTTCGATAGCGAACGCCAAGCTAGTCAATTCTGCTATTACAATAAACGGAACGCCTACAAGTCTCGGCGGTTCGATCAGTGTAGGCACGGTCACTTCTGTTACCGCTACCAGTCCTATTTCATCCAGCGGCGGCGCGGCTCCTGATATAAGCATCAGTGCTGCTGGAGTAGCTACCTCTGGCTATCTAAGCTCGACTGATTGGAATACCTTTAACGATAAAGGTGATGGGGCTGTAGTCTCTATCACAGGAACAGCAAACGAGATAGACGTTTCCTCTCCGACTGGTGCGATAACTTTATCCCTACCAGCGACCATTAATGCAGATACTACGGGATCGGCTGCGACTCTAACTACTGCGCGTAACATTGCTGGTGTTTCATTTAATGGATCGGCAGCTATAGACATTCCATTATCTAATCTGAATGAAGTAACGATTGGAACCCCGCTGGTCAATCAGGTGTTGAGATATAACGGAACGGCTTGGGCTAACGCGAATTCGGATACATCGTCAGCAGGTACGGGCGTTGTATTTTATAACGCCACCCCTAACATAACTCCTGTCGGGGCAAATAACGCTATACCCATTTCGACATTCGCAACCATCCCAGTCACTACCGCAGAACAGACCATCTCTGGAACGGCGGTTAGTAACACGGTCTGCTTTTCCGCTTTTGTCTCGGCTGCTCTTGGTCGGACTATATTCGATGCGGGTATCTGGGATTTTACTATCTGGGCGGGAGTTGATAGCCACGCTAGTGGATCAATCACTACGATCACGCGGCAGATTTATACTGCGATTCCACTTGTCACTGGAACGATTACGACCACGGGAACAGGAACAAGCAGAACCGCTACGGCATCGGCTGGAACTCCTTTCGCTGCGGCAGTTATTGATGCTTCTGCAAGTGTGCTGGTATCTTCCTATCTACAAACCCCGAACGGGATTTATCAGATCACGGGTAGAACTTCAGATACAGTCGTTACTATCGCAACACTAAGCGGATACACAAACGAATCAGCAGTAGCGGGTACGGTATGGAAGAAACTCTTTGGAGTAACAACGCCGAACATCACTTCCATATCTCCAGATTATTCACAATTAGATGCGTATATAACTCAGCCTTCAACAGCGGTCACTATCGCAACTAAGCTAGGTATTTTAGGCTTTGTTACTTCCGATCATACGCGAACTATCACACTGACCTATAACGGCACAGAGAGGAATACTCACGTCAACTCTCCACTGGCGAATCTGCACAATGACCTAGCGGGTCTGAATGGCGGCTCGGCAGGTGAGTATTATCACTCGACCGCTGCGGAATATACTGGAACAGGAACAGGAGTATTCGTTCGGGCAACTTCTCCGACACTCGTTACACCAGCACTCGGCACTCCAACGGCTTTGGTCGGAACAAACATTTCCGGCACAGCTACCGCTTTCACTGCGAGTAATGTAACGACCAATGCTAACCTAACAGGCCCGATTACATCTGTTGGCAACGCCACGAGCATTGCTTCTCAGACAGGAACAGGGAGTACGTTCGTAGTAGCCACCTCTCCTGTATTGGTAACGCCTAACCTCGGCACACCATCGGCTGGAACGCTTACTAATTGCACGTTCCCGACACTTAATCAGAACACAACAGGCACGGCTTATACATTCATCGGTGACCAAACTAACTGGACAGCATATAGATCAAACGCTGTAGCAAACATGCTAGGTTGGAAAAATTACGGAAACGGTCACGTTATATTTGATGCTTCAGCCAGCACATCTCCAACTGGTTCTAGTGTTAATAACACCAATTCAGCTGTCGCGTGGGTAGGGACATATCCTACTTTAATGGGATGGAATGGATCAACAACATATGGCGTGAGAGTTGATTCTGCTCGCATAAGTGATTCAACTTCAGGCTCATCAGCATCATGCACAGGTAATGCGGCAACAGCTACAACTGCGAACGGGGTAGCTGCTGGTGTGGTCGCTGGCAAGATGATATATGATTCATTTACCGCTACGGCACTTCAAACTACTTTTACTACTTCAGCGACATACATAACTGGTAAAATTCAAGTATTCGCCAACGGTGTAAAGATGGTTAACGCTGCTGACGTAACGGTAACAAGCGGAACTTCAGTAGTATTCACAACTGGCGTGGCACTTAATACGAGGGTAGACCTAGTCTACCCAACATAAATGGATGCTCAAACTTTAATTAATATCGGTGCTGGTGCTGTATTAGCTACCATAGGCTGGTTTTATAGAACTCTTTATGATGCAGTAGAGAGACTCAGGACAGATATTCAAAGGATAGATGTATGTCTGCCGAGTAACTACAGCCGGAAGGATGACATCCAGTGCAGGTTTGATCGGATCGATCTTACGCTGGAAAAGTTATTCGATAAGTTAGATACCAAAGCCGATAAATGAAACAAGCCCGTCAGTCAAAGACGCTCTGGTGGAATGGAGTATTAATTCTGTCTTTAGGATTAATAGAATTAGCCGCCACCACATTTCAATTTTTTATCCAGCCAATTGTTTACGCTGGCTTAATCTTTGTGAGCAGCGCCGGAAATATGATTTTGAGATTCAAAACTACCGAACCGATTGAATGATTCCGTTTTTGTTAGCACTTCCGCTTGCCACTAAAATTGCAGCCGTTATAACGCTCTCTGTCGCATTATTCGGCACGGGGGTTTATCAGGGCATCAGAATTGGCGAAGCGTCCTGTAGAGAGGCTGTAATTGAGTCCCAGAAGCATACGATACAGGCAGTCACAGAGCAGGTGTTGGTTACTGATAAAATCATCACGGATTACTCAGCAACTATTGGACAAGTACAGAAGCGGTCGAGGGAGATATTAAGAAATGCAAAAGTGGACGATAGTATTATTCTGCCTTCTAGCTTTCGGGTGTTCCACGACTCTGCCGCCACGAACACCGTTCCCTCATCCACCGACGTTATTGATGCTGCCACCGTCTCAATTGCAGACGTTACCGAAACCATCAACGCCAATTACGGTTCGTGCCACGAAAACATAACGCAACTGAACTCGCTGCAAGAGTGGATTCGTAATCAATCGAAAATAGAATGAAGCTATCCGAACACTTTACACTTGACGAAATGACCGCTTCAGACGCGGCGCAAAGACGCGGGTGGGATAACACCCCTAATGCCGACCACGCAGCTAATTTAATGCGACTGGCGGCGTTCCTAGAGCGAGTTAGAGTGGTGTTAGGGAATAAGCCTATCTCGATTACGTCAGGCTATCGATGCAAACTGGTTAATGACTCGGTTGGAAGTAAGGACACGAGCCAACACCGCTTTGGCTGCGCGGCAGATATTCGTGTGGTCGGCATGACACCTCGGCAGGTCTGCGAGGCGATCATTAAATCGAAATTGGAATACGACCAAGTAATTTTGGAGTTCAATAGCTGGACTCATGTATCTATTCCACTGCTTGAGTTCAAGCCAAGACGAAACGGATTGATTATTGATAGTGCTGGAACCCGTCTCTACAGTTAAAAGTATACCCATTTATACCTGTTTTGATATATACATGAGTATAAAGTGCCGATTAAGTCAGGCTAGGAGGACATAGCCGAAAACTGTTTTAGAGTTCTGCGTCGGGAAACCCAGTAAATTCTTTATCAGCCGCCCGACTTATTAGCTGCCAAGATTGACGCTTCTAATTCTTCATCAGAAAAATTTAACAGAAATTTAAGATTCTCTATCTTGAATTTAAACGCAGGTTCTTTATCATCGGGATCGCCACGATCTTCCCTTCCTGTAATGCAATGGGGAATATTATTAGGAAAGTCTGTAAGTGTTAAATACGAGACTCTCCCTTCTGATGTTCGTACTATTATAACGGTCGGTTTATTTAATGCTTCGTAATAGTGTTTTGCTGCAAGCCACTTGTTAACATTTAAAAAATATCCACCATATCGCTTTACCTGTTCATAAGTATTAGTCAGCGTTCGTATTTCTACATAGCAAGTAATCTCATTGTTTTTATTATGTACAGCATAATCTAAAATCCATTTATCGGGCAGTTTAAGTAACTTTGTTCCGCGTTTTTGTTCAACTGCGGTAGCTATGGCTCGTTCTACGGCTAATTGACGTGCTGTCTCGTATGCTGTTCTCATAAGTAAAAGTGGTGATTCCCGCAAGTTATGTAAAAAGGTCTGCCCCATTTAGGGTTAACTGATTTTGAGTGAAAGTGTGTAGCTTTGAATTCTCTATCTGTATAAAGGGCGGTCCTAGCAGACTGCTCGGCTTGCTTCCACGCCACGCTTTCTATGTTTGGTCGATGCTCAGGCTTTAAAACTTCTCCGTTCATCTTCTCAGGCACCCACGAGAACTGATACGGGGCTAGAATAACTTTCTTAATATCTCCGCCTTTCATCCGATTCAAAACTACTCTCGCTATTTTTTCCTGACAGATTACAGGCTCGCTGCGACCTTCAAAATACACCGTCATTGTTAACCATAAAAGAACTTCAGCCATCAAAGCCTCCTTTGATCGACATATAGAGATAATGTGTCGATTCTATAACATCAATCCTATTAGATACCCAACGATAACCAAGATCACGACTATTGGGGCCATTGCTAGAAAGACAATCAGACCTTCGTGAGCCGATAACTTACGCTTAAATTTTGTTGTCACGATTACCTCCCATAATTAATATTAGATAACTCAATAATGTCTCCTCGCTAATCCCGTGAACTCGTAGAAAGCCTCGACTACCCAACCCGTGAACTCCCGTTTTTCCTCGATGATGCTCCGGGCATAAAGGAATAACAGGAGAGTTCTCACGCTTACCACCATTCCTAATGTGATGAATTTCTGCCGGAGTATCATACATCTCCTTATGCCGACACAGGATGCAGCCCCATTCAGCAATCCTCGCGTACTCCTTCTTCCTGTTCATTGGGGTTTCACATCTAGGCTTTTCCAGCCTATATTTTTTGCATAGCCTATAGCTTCTGGTGTAACGGAAAACAATTTTGCAAAATAAACTAAAGGTAAATTGCTACTTTTTATTTGTAATACTTGATCTTTATTTAATTTGTGCATCCCGTGCTTTTCACCTTCTTGGAAAGTGCCGTGATTTTTTTTGTCTAAACAATTTTCACTTCTGGTTCCCCACTTTAAATTTGACAATGAGTTATTGCATCTTGTTCCATCTAAGTGCATAGCCTCATGTTTATTAGATGGACGCTCACCAACAAAAGTAAGCAATACTAAGCTATGAATAGTGTAGTTTTTTTGTTTACCATCTTTTGATAAAGAAACGGCTGCATATCCATTTTTTAATAGAAATGTCCTTTTTTTCCTATTTAATCTATCTATCCAAACCTCTCCATTTTTATTAATGGAATAATTTTTAAATGTAGGAATGTTTTTCATATATTAGAAGCCTTCATCTCTATTCGTGCAGTCGCTTCTAACGTCTGCCAAACAGAAATCTTAGCTTCTGCTGCCACCATTAGCCAACGCAGCCTCTCGTACTCTTGTACTGCTGATGCTAGGGCTTTAATGTGGGCGATGTAGTCTACATGAGCGTAGGCGTAGCTTTCTTTTGCCGATTCCGTCTTAGCGTCCGACTCGATCATGAGCAACGCCTTCTTACTTTTGCGATACTCAGTCAGATATAAAACGACTGCCTTTGATTCTGCTAGAGCTGTTGAATGGTCGCGTATGAAATCAAGTGCTGCAAAAGGGCTGATAATTGGATCAATAGTGTCAGTCAAAACTTTCCCCTACTAAGTAGAATTTGCGGTTTGTAGTGCGTCCGTTTCCAGTGATGATCTTCTGATCGACGAGGGCTTTTAAGCTACCACCAAGACTTGAGGGCGAGATAATGTGTCCACCTAAAGCCTTTTCCAGCAACTCTCTACGTTGTGCGCCGGGTTTTTTAGTAATGTATTTCACAATGTCTCGCATTGCTTCAGTCATTCTTTTGCTTGGTCTAGCGCGGCTTTCCCTTTTATAGTCCCTCATCTCTACCGTTCGCATAAGTCTAATTCTTTGGGCAGAGTCTCGCTTCTGGCGGTTTAATTTATTGATACTTAGAATCTCCTCAGCGATACCAACAAGCGATCCTTTGCCAGTCAGGTCGAAGTATTGAGAACCTACAGGCCAATTCATGACAGCCTCATTAATTCAGTCCAGTTTGTGATCTGGGGCAGTAGCTTTTTGCCGTGTGTCTCTGAGATTCTACCAAGTCTAATAGCTTCTTTAACGACTGCTTCCCTACCGTACTTATCATTCCCAAGCGAAGGGAACCACTCGACAGGTCGAGAAGTCTGGCGGGCAGAATTGACCAGATTCGAATAGGATTCTTTAAAAGCCATTCTAGCTGCCACCTGATCGCCCTCGTTAAGCAACGGCTGCGCTGCTGCCATAGCGGTTAGCATTTCTTGGGACAGGATAGCACTGACGCTTTCATTGCGTGGAATCATGCCCCACGCTTCATCGGCAGAAGGTCTACCGTCTTGAGCTTGTATGATATGAATCAGATCTGAAGGCTTTGGAGCGAAAGGTGAACTTTGAATATGGTATGAAAGAGCATTTTTAAGATCAGAAAACGAATACTTATCCATCGAGTTCGCCCAGATCATTATTGAAGCTGGCGTTAGTTTTGTTCCGTAGACTTCAAAAGTACCGATAAGCAGGTTATTAAATTCC